CCAACGAGCATGGACTATTATGATCAACCCAAGAGGCGCAAGCATAATGTGTACCTGCTACATTAACAATGGAGAAAAAAATGGAGTCGATGTTGACTCTAAATGTTTCTTCGAATGTTTTGATGGTGGGCAGTATATTCCGGGCCGTTTGAAGATTGATACGAACAGTATTGAGGTATTCATCACCTATTTAATTAAACTCGGGATTCAACCCGCATTTAATACACCGCCATCATCGGCAAGATACTAAAGCGAAAGGCGGGTTATCCCGCCTTTTTATTACCCATCCGCAAACACGTCTGGTGATCCTGTCATCAAAACACCTGCGTCACAGGAGTCTCCTATTCTGGCAATAGGGATTCCACCAACAAAAACAGTACCAGAACCTGCATTAATATTTGCAACATGAGGTACACATGATGGTCCGACCAGTATAGTATGGATTACTGTTGGATTTCCTTTACATTCTACTGGTATTCCGTTAGCGAATACCATAGCAGATGCACCTGTTGGTCCTGTAACCGCACATACGGCGGTACATCCATGTCCAGTTGCTGTCATATCTCCATCTCTTACTACTGCTGGCATAAACTATTCCTTAATTGAAATCTATTCTCGGAGCTTTTAATTGAATATGCGTATTGCTTTCTATTAACACCTCTCCTTTAACTGTAATTGTTAAATTACCCCCGACATCAGTTGTGAAATTCAACCCAATCTCTTCTAGTATATTTTTAACTATCTTTCTAGTCTCGTTTCCTTGAATTTCAACGTTTTCATCATTCTCTATGATCGCATTTCTATCATGTTTCACATTCGTGAACTTATCATTCTCAACCAAGACCAAATCATCAGAAACCGCATATCTAGAATTATACTTATTCAATAGTCTGATATTAGATCCACTAAAATGGGACAGTCGTACTTCCTCTTTACCATCACTATCTATAAACTCCAATGTGTGTTTATTTGTATTCAATACCTGCTTATTTTGATAGTCTCCATCCGTATCATTCTCAAATCCAGTAGGATAATGATCTTTAAATACACCGCCCCAATCCTTCTTCCCATGGGTTGATGCAAAATATACTGGATAGTTAGTGTTTCCTGTCTTAAAGAAGACATAAACATGACTACCAACATTGGGAATTGCGTATGTTCCACCAGACGTACCCGAGTAATCACCCGGAGTATAATAGTCAAACCCGAAAGCATCCTCTGGTGGCGTTACTACTAACCCATCTGAGGGTCTCTCAAGGGGCACAGGAGACTCCTGTACGTTTAGACTATCACGATTACCTGAAAACAACCCAGTGGCGCATTCACACCAAGGAAGGTCTTCTCGAAGGGGTTCCATTATCTTTACAATATCCCCATCAATACCTTCAAATTCCTTATCCCCTACTATACTATTCCAGTTCTCATATAAGGTATTAGTTATCCCGGGTACGAACACCTTAACACGCCCCATCATCTCCGGATCGTTATTCTGAATTACTATTCCTGCATATATTGCTAATTCTTTCATTATGGTTCCTATGTTACCTTTGCAAATTGTTCATCATCGCTTGGATAACTAAATCCATCCGACATATTGGGTTTTACTACTAACACATCAGTGGTATAATCCGAATTAGAAATTGTATGTGTGGTTTTAATGGTCAACCAAGACCCCAGAAATACATCTTCCCATATACCCTCTGTATCTGTTACAGATTTTAAATCAATAAACTGTCTGGGTGACCTCGTAACAACGCCCTTGGTTGAAAACTGTAAAGCATCGTTTAATAATACGGCGGCACGTATCGTTTCAGGCAATACAGCAGTCGGTTCTAGTGTCTGTTCTTCCAATATCATCTTATTATTAATCTTATCCTTATTAATATTAAATATTGGGTTTTTATTTATTGGGAAATTCTCAAGCAACGCAGTATACTTAGTCTGAGCCTCTAAAATATGCCCATCCTTAGACCCTATCATGAATTTCTGATCATATGCGCTGTACCCCATAATAGATCGACTTAAGATAGTCTTAATATTATCCATTGGTGCCATCTTGCTATATTTATATGCGATGATTACACTACCATCCAGCATATCAAATGACATGTCACTCTTTTTAAATCGTGGAGGCTTAACCGACGTATCTGGCTTTGTGTCATCAGGGAATTCTATGATTTCTCGGTGCGTTGTTTTATAACTCTTAAATAAATCCATGTATGACATCAATTCATATTCACCCGTAAAGCGATTATAGCTTAAATTGGCTGGATATGCACCTTCGCTATTAAACCCCTTCACAAGATATTCTATGTCATCCTTAACCGTACTTGATGGGGGCGATACGTAAAATGTTTTTCTATCTCCAGATGCCCAATCCGCTGATGTAGTTTCCTCTAGTTTAGTCTCAAATATATATTTCAACAAGTCGCCATTTAATACACGTCGATCTGCGTTGTTTTTCACTGTAAGATCAGTTGATTTTTCGATGTTCTTTAGATATTCCCCACATGATACCCTAGTATTTAATGATATTGCTCGCTGATACGCATGATCCCAAAAATATAACTTCTTGAGTTTGGTCTTCATCAAGGAATTAGACATATCCTCATCATCGTAAATAGCACCCTTAAATGTTATATTCATCTTTTGGTCAAGTCCAGTACGTTGCATTTCTGCCAATGTAGTTCCAGCATTGTGACTGATACCTGCATCCAATACAGGGGAAAACGTCACCTCTATCATGTCACTACCATCACGCCTAAAGTAAAATAACTCACTATTTTTAACCTTTAGGTTCTTCTTGAACCTCTCAAACTTCTCATTGGAGTTGTCATATAGCAAATATCCAGTGAATTGCCAATTCAGAAGAGTCTCTTCAAATTTTAATTCATGAAATATAGTAAGCGGAAGCTCTATACCTCCACCACTATTGCTTAACTTAATACTAAACTCATAGTCGGTATTATTCAGGCGGATTATTGGTTTGATTTCGGACATTATTACTCCTTAATCGTAGTTAATATATCTTGAACAACTTCAGGTTTAAGTATTCTCATTAACTTACCAGCCTCTGGCATTGTCAACGGATTCTGAACCTTATTAGCGACACAAAGCACCCACCATAATTTAACATCTCCGTAAAAGCTATGAGCTAACAATGTCCATGTATCTCCGGGTTCGACAGCATATATATCATAATAGTCTGGATCAACGTCAATAGGAATGTTTACCTTTTTAAGAATGTTATAGAAGTAATCACCATCTTCGGTTAAATATACGTTGAACATATTCTCGTAATTCTGGAAGAATAGCTTCTCTTTTATATCTGTTATATCATTTCTTCTCATAATCTCTATCCTTCAATGCTATTTTCCCTCTGAGGTGAAGCACTTCCTCCACCATTTACTCTTATATCATCTGATATAACACGAATCTTACTCGCATTGTCAAATACACCCTTTAATATATTCTTGCTCTCATGTAAGAGTTCCTTAATCGTGACACTCACTTCGTATGCATCAGGAACCTGAATAGGAACCATCTTCCCATCTCCATTTATATCAATGTTAACTTTATTTATCTGACCCAAGTTAACAATGTCAATTGTAGTAATTGCCGCCGCTGGAGAATATCGAATTCCGGGGATTTCAACCGTATAGATACATGGCGGGTAATATGTAAATGAGGTAGTTCGTTCAATCATATTATTATTGATTAATGCATTTATGAATTGTATATTTTTTAGAATCTCATCTTCTGTTACAGTATTAAATAAATGAAAAGTCGTGGTATAGTTCTGCTTGTCTGTGCCTTGAAATAATTCACGCTTCTCTACCATACTTCTTGCCACGGTACCAATAAGTTTAGCCGCAGTAGTCTTTATCGCCAGAGTTGGTGCTGATGAATATTGGCCCACCTCTACCTCACCATAAGTATTATTAATATTATGATGCTGTGGATCAAAGAATGGGAGTATATACCTATTCTGAGTAAATGTAGCCATATACATCTGCTCATACGGAGCAGTAAATCCTGTACTTGCCGCTGATGCAAAGGATGCAAGGTCCTCAAGAATTGGCGAGCCTATTGGCTGGAATTCTGTCAATATAATTCGAGGAACCTCATCTAGGAATGTTTGAGTCGGTGTCTTAACCGACCACTTATAATCCGTTACAATATCAACATCACCCATTACAATATGCTCAACTCCTTCGAGCTTCGCAACCTTCTGAAGCGTAAGTAACTGGTCTTGTGAAACATCAGCAACATTTTTTAATACGTCTGATACGAATTCCATCCCACTTTGTATTACTCCTCCCATAATTTCTCCTTATTATATACCCATCTGACGATGTGTCTCTCTTCGATGATCCCATGCGGCATCATACGATGATTCTCGTATTTTACCCATGTCTATATTGACGTTAGGATTTACACCGATGATGTTACCGCCGCTGGATGATTCATCCGCATCTACCTTTGCCACAATACGTTCTATTTCCTTAGATATTGGCATCTTCAATTCTACCTTAGATAGAGCACTTACCATGACAGTTTCAAGGCTCTTAGCCTTTAAATCAGCCATCTTCTTTGCATCTTCAGTGTAATCCCTCCCCTTATTCGCAACATCAGTCACTTTCGGCATTACGGCCATCGCACCAGCAGTAGCAGAGGCGACAACAGCGGTAGTCTTACTGTCATTTTTAGCCTTTGGTGTTGGTGTGGGCTTTGGGTTATCCATGATACCCAGATCTTCCCCAGTATCTGGGTCGATCAATGCACCTTCAATTTTTCCAGCCTCAATTTCTACCTCTTGTTTTTTCTTAGTAGCCTTACTTCTACTCTCGTTAATAAACGCCTCAAATGCAGTGTCGTATATGCTCAATTGCTGAACATAATCCTTCTTGATATCCTTTTTACTTCCACCAAGCTGGTCATATATTTCTTTTAGTCGAGGAACCTGCTTAAATTTCTCAGCAGCATCATCCTTCATATACTTTGTAGCATATTTTTTATCTTGTATAGAACCTACGCCATCCGCAAAGTGTTCAGATATCTTAAATTTTTTATTAAGATATGTACCCAACGCAGCACCACCCAATGCCGCCGCAATAATGCCTCCAGCGGGAGAGAAAAGTCCTTTTCCAATAGTCATAAGTCCCTTCCCGAGACCCTTTGCTAGAGTCATAAGTCCTTTTCCGCCAGCAATCATCTGCTGACCGCCCATATCATCAAGTCCAAGCATAGCAAGTGCACCCGCATTTTTACCTTTCTTTTTAGTGCTACCCTTACCAAATCCACCAGATCCATCAGATCCACCAGATCCACCAGATCCACCAAATCCACTAGACATAATCTCCCTTATTTGCTGTCGAGCCTTTTCTCCAAACTGGCTAATAATAACTTCGGTAGATTCTTTACTAAAAACACTATCCCCTCCTTTATTCCCCTTATCGCCAACAGGCGTAGGTTTTGTGATAAATTTATGTATTTGACCACTAATATTTCCCAATATCTTAGAGTTTCGTTCATCCCAAACGGGCTTAATCTTTCCACTCTTTCCAGCCTTATCACTAGTAGTGTATATTTTAGCTAAAATAGAGTTAGTCTTATCCATTCGAACAGCATTATTCTTATCAAATACTTTTTGGATGACGGGACTCTTAGTTGTTGGTTTCTTTTTGGCAGAACCCTGTCCCGCTCCAGCGTTCTGTGGTCCAGATGATTTAGCGTCATTGATTTTTTTACCTAAAGTAGTTTTATGTTCCTTCTCCAGTTTGTCTGTTTCGGTCTTAAGCTTATCACGAGACTTCTTATCACTCTTCGCCTTAACCGATTCCTTCTTTCTACTATCAAGTTCGAATTTATCTATTTTAGCAATTGCTTTCTCGGTGTCTAATTTCTTCTTTTTTGTTGTTTTCACCCTCGTACTGTCTTCTTTCTTTTCCTTAAGCTCCTTAGTTTTAGCTTTAGTTATTTCTTCAGTAACAGTAACATCCTCGGTGTTCAATTTTGCCCTCTTTTTACCCACTTCAACCTCTCGTTCCTTGATATCCAGTATCTCGGCATCGAGCATTTCGATTTGGGTAGTAGTTTTCTCTGTCATTCTGAGAATTAATTTCTTTTCTTTAAGAATATCACCATCAACTTTCTGTATATCCGAACTGATTTTCGCATGATCCTGACTTGACTTCAACAACTGATGCTTGGCTTGTTCCCATTTCGGTGCAAATGTGGGATCACTAGCCATAAGTCTAGCGATCATATCATTATCTAAATCAGTTACTTTCATATTCATAATAAGTCCTCTGCATTTAATCCAGCCGCTTCCAGTGACCCAGCGTTCTCATCCATCATTGCTTGTTCCTCTTCCATTGCCTTATATCCCTTGAATACACTCCTTTCAGCAGGAGAAAGAGACTCAACATATTCAGCGGTGAACCCCATCTTCACTAAAGTATATATGTCGAAGTATACGTCATGTAGACTTCGTATAAATACACACTTTAGGAGATAATAAAAAAATCAGAACCAGCCTCCATCACACTGGTTAATTTATCGGTTCCATATTTTTCTTTATCGTCGTCATCTAACTCCAATTCAATTCTCAATACATCATTTATATCTTTATTTGATTTCTCAATGTAATCTAATATCTGCGCCAACACCGTATTTCCCATTTTTTCTATGATGTCAATGCGATTTACATATGTAAAATCACTCATATCCAAGTGCATTTCCTTTCCCACTGGCAACTTGACCACTATCTCTTTAATATATTTAACGATCTCGTTTATGAAAACTATACCAATTGCTTCTCTTGCACTCTCGGCCCCTTCTATTTCAACAGAAGCATCCGTTCTAAACTCTTTTTCTAATTCATATTCAGTAAGTATTGTTGGATATTTACAAGTGACGATATAATCGTCAGTTGTGATCACAGTCTCTTTAGGGATCTTGACATTTTCGAATCTTGATACATAATCCGATATTTTAATCAACTTGGTTGCATCACCGCCCTTAAATATAAACTCAAATTCATCTCCGACACTCTTCATACGCATATTAAGGCAAATTGATGTCTTATCAATTAGTGTCAGCTTGTCGATATCAATATCTTCAGCACAGTTTTGCTTAATTATCTCTCGAATTGCAAATATAAACTCACTATTATAGATAGGATTATCCACAATGGTTTTTATTATCATCTTTTCCTGCCCAGTTGTCAGTTCTCTGAACATTACAGTCTTTTCAAGTGATGGTATGTATACGGGATATACATTTTTATTATTAACATCGTTGATTGCATCCAAAATATCCTTCATCGTTCCATTCTTAACTTCTTTACTCATAATTATCTCCTTATAGTATCATCGGATGGAGCATCTATATTTGTTATATCTATAGGCTCCTCGTTATTACTTACAATAACTTCACTAAATTTCAATTCCCGTCCAATCCCCCCATCGTTACCATTAACGGCGACTTCTAACCCATTAACGATGTCTACTGTGTCATCCACACTTACAAGTGTATATTTAGCGGTAGCTCCACCGCTGGATGTATCATTGACACCGACATCTACTTTTACTGGTGGTGGGGCACCCTCGGATACACCATTTCTAGAGAGTGCCCTGTCTACCCTAGCGATAGAATCGTCGGATGCATCTTTCAATGTATACTTTACGCTAGATCCACGGACGTTGTCATCGTACCCCCAGCTATTTCCAAAATTATCATCAACAAAATCAGCTATTGGGTTTATAATAGATGACGTTGCGCTCTCAACAGCACCCCTAATACGACTTTCTGCTTCCGTTATATGGGACTTTGCAGTGTCTAATATAACACCTTTAATATTGGTTATCAGTGTATTAGTGGCACCGTATGCTAGATCCTCTGCAAATCCCACAACCTTACCCTGTAATTTATTAAACAGCGACAATGTACTCGTAGGATCGTCACTATAAGGTTCTCCGTTCTCTCGACTCGGATCTTGTAGCACAATATCGCCATCAGTCATGGAATAATGGGTGTATACAAATTTAATTTGCCTAAATGTCGGAGTTGTTGTCGGGTCATATGAATATTTTTCCTCATCTACTGATATCGGTATTGCATTATAAAAACGATATTGTCTTCGAATGGCAAACCCGCTAGGTGACCTAGTGAGATTAAAGCAATTTATTGTGGCTTTATTGGCATATTTTAGACTACGATATGCAGTATCTATAACCCATGGTCTTATAACCAAATCTGCAACTGATAAATTATTTTCGAGAAATGTTATATCCATTTCACCAAGTTCGTCTCTTCCAGACGATGTAGGTGCCTTTAAAAACCCAGTGTTATTACTACCAATCTTTTGGACAGTAACGCTATCTCCGGGAATCGTTATTCCCTGAACTAAAAGTACCGTATTGCCAGTTTCACTTATAAAATCTTTCACCGCAATTTCTTTATTCCCTCCTGTAGTCCAAGAGGCAGGGTCCATATTTAACATAGCACCAGCTTCTCCACCACCAGTGCGACCACCCGCCTGTTGCATGGTAAACGTTACCAACCAATATGAGCCTTCCGTGATGGCATTATGACCATGTCCCAGTATATTAGTGAAGAATATATCATAATCAGGCATCTCGGGATGTAGAAGCGATGGCTGTTCCTTTTTTGCTCCCTTCGATGGTGCTAGACCACCTACAGGCGAACCCTTAATAGCAGATGTTGCATCTGCTATTAATCCAGAAACCCCCGACTTCCCTAAAACGTCTTCTTTGCTTGGTAATGTAAATGCCATAATATTCCTCTTATAAATATTTATAGTGAAGGTATAAAAAAACCCCGCATTAAACGGGGTTTTTATCATTGATAATTATGAATGGTTAACCAATGAGTCTCCAATACTGATAAGCGAACGTTCCCTTAACCTTTACGACTTCACCATCATCTTGGATATCGTACTCTAGTGGATCGATTTTAACAGGGAAGATGCCAGTGAACTCATAGCGTCTAAGTGTCTGTAGGCTCTTACCCAGAAGGTCAAATGTTGCCTTTTCAGTAGGAACTCCATATTTACCCGTCGATGTTTCATCGTTGAATATTTCAGACAACCAAGATTCCATCTTATTACGGATATTCAATCCCTCGTCGCACCTGAACGTGATATCCCATGCTTCAGATCCATCATATTTGGTGGTTCCCGGGACGTTAAATACAAGTCCCATGAACGGAACTGGTTTCGCCGCAATGGACTTGCCCGGTAGGGTAGTGGTTTCAATATATAGTAGGTCGTCGCTTGTAAATGGCCCCAAAGCACGAACTCTGAATTGGAATTTTCTTGCGAATTCCATTTTCTGTGATGCTGCATAAAAATCTTGTATTGACATATTCTTCTCCTTTTAATTATTTACACTAATTCTCTATTTTTAGATCGTTAATTGTAAAAAAATTAGTACTGATTATCAAGAGAGATAGATGTAGGTTCAACTTCACCATCATCTCCATCGTTCATGCCAGATGATATCTTACCACCAACACCAACGATATTTTTAATAGAATCTGGGATTTCAATACCCTTCTCTTCAAGTGCTCTAATTAATGTACCGATCCTCTTCTCTCCAGCGATTCGTGATATCATATCATCTGGAATATCCATTCCTAAGTCCGCCAATTCGACTGCAACATTTATAAAAGTCTCTACTGGTTTGTCATCAATTACATCCGTAATGTTCATGCTTTCACGCAAATGGCGACTCCAATTTCCTCTAAATCCTATATTCATTCCGCTCATAATAATTCTCCTTTTAAATATTTACTCTTTTGTTGGATCTTTTAGTAGAATAAATGATAATAATTAACAATACTATTGCATTACCGAAACTATTGTTAAATATATGTATGAAGAAATCGGTAATACGAGCAAGAAATAGATCAGGAAATTTTGCATGTGATATATGCGGAAATAAAGAGTATTTAGTTGAGCATCATATAGAAGGTAGAAAAATCTTAAATCCAGAACACTGCTCTAATCTTTGTAATGTCTGTTCTAATTGCCATTATAAGATTCATTTGGGTATCTTAGTGATTGAACAATGGGTTCAAACATCTAATGGATTAGAGTTATTATGGCATAATAAGGGGGATATTGGGGATATGAAAGCGTCAGATACGTATATCATTTGATCCTCTTTTTAAATAGAGAACTACCACAATCCCAAATTCTATCATAACCGTTATTCTTAGGCAATTGTAAGGGATTTTATATAAAAAATTAGAGTGACCCGTGAAGGTCACTCTAAACTCTTACTAATCAATTGTTTACGGAATTATAACAACTCTGTAAAGTCCTGATCGGTTCTCGTAGCATAAAAGTTTACTAAAATGAATTCAGCAGTTCTTACAGGCTTCAAGTATATATCAACAACCATTTCGTTATTATCAATAACCTGATCGGTGTTATTGCGAGTATCGCAGACTATCAAATAGTCATACACACCTTCATTGTTTTTGGCAATATCGAAGATTGGGGACAATATGTTGGTCACACGAGTCCTAGTGAATACTGTATTAGGTTGGAAAACGAAATACTTCATAAGGCTTCGAGTGGACTTCTCAAGTGTCAAGAACAATCTACGGACGTTGATTCTATCAAACGCACTAGGTTTCTTCTGCATGGTCTTCTGACCCCAACAAACGATACCATCATTCGGGAAGAACACAACCGCATTAAGATTATTTCTGTAAAGAAGATCTCTTTGCTTCTGCGTGGTTCCGAGAGCGACATCCAATGCTCCAACAACAATACCATTTTCTAGACCCGCTGGCGCAGACCAAGGATATAACCTAGCGTCGAGCTTCGCCATGATAGCGGCTTGGAATCCAGAGTAAGGAATCCATGCATAATCATTGGAGTTGTTATCAAACACCTTAATCCACTGTGCATATGTAGCAGAGTAGCTAGAATTCACCAATGGGGTGAGGTTCTTAAGCGGTGTATAGACGTGCTGTGAGAAGTTCTTGGTTTTATCGTCAAGGGTTTTAAAATCCCTTCCTTTAACTAGAATATTTCTATATACATCAGCAATAAACATACAGTCCTGTCGGGTATCTCTACAGAATATATCAAATTTGCTAACAATCTCTGTCCAAGCCGAGGTGAATTCACTGTCATTACTAGATTCTAGATCAGTAATATCAACAGATGCAGTGTCATCGAATTCAGTCTCGGTATTGAGAATGCTCATCGTCGTAGCGATAGTGGAAAGACCACCGTCAAGTACGATATCAAGCGGAATAGTTTCCCAATCATCAGCTAGACGAAGTCCTAGATCAATCTTACTTGAGATATTACCGATAGATTTATCGATAGTAGCCTTGTCTTGATATAATCCAAGAGTAAATGCCGCATCCGATTCCAGATCAGTACCACTAAGTGCAGATAGTGCACCAGTAGCTGAAGTTTCTGTCAGCGAGCTAATAATTCTGATAGTCTTACTAGGAGTACCATCTTCCTGTAGCCAGTTTCCCTTCGAGAGGTTAGGGTTAACCATAACATCGAGGAATGTAGAAGTATCTTCGACATTTTTACCGAGGAAGAACGACTTTTCTTGGAACCCTACTGGGTCTGTATACTTTCGATCCGCACCAAGTGATCCAATATGGGACTCGTATTTGCTAAATCTCAGAGCATTTTCCTGCTCGGAGTATCCAAATCTGCTGAATTTATATACACCCAAAATGACACCGTCATTATATGACGCAGATCCAAAGTCCCAAGTTGGGACGGATTCGATGCTTTCAGATATACTATTAGGAATATTGGTAATATTACCATCCAATGAAAAGTCCAGTCTATCGTCACTTAACGTAGCCCACTTTGATTTAGTAGTGACGCCAGCCGTGTTATTTATACTTGTTTGGATAGAATTAACACTATTAAATAGAACATCTCCACTAGTTGCAGTTGTTGATGATCTGTAGTTATCAGACAGAGCAATATAATATCCCTCGAAATCCTGATTGATAGTGGTTTGGTTCTTATTAATAACAACCATAGCCGCCTTACCAACATCACCAGCACCAGTGATCGATGCACTTGTTGATACAGTACTGGAATCCCAAGTTATAGTTCCCTGCTTCCATGCTACATAGGTGCTCTCACTAACGGAAACCTGTGTTGGCTTACCGATATAGAATGTTCCAGATGTAGAATAATCCACCGCAACGTCATCGCCAGAAATGGTTGAATACATTGGGTATAGTAGCGCAGTATAGTCAGTGTCGTTATAACCTTCACCACTATCGTTGCCGTATGGTAGTCTATTAAAGACCACCTTTGAAGGTGTTTGAAGCACCTGTTTAATTGTATGATATGCATACCTTTCGGCTGCATTTGTAGGTTTCCCGTAGATTATTTCAAATTCATCAATCGAGGTCACGTTTAAAAGTTCCTGCGATGGTCCCTGATCTGTAAATCCATTAATTAGAATGTTAGTTCCAATTGGAAGACTCGCATTTAGGGACAAATCGATTTCAGTCAACTGTACTCCAGGGCTTTCTATATATCTTGCCATAATTTTCTCCTTTTAACTATTTATATTTTAATTTCTGAATAAACTCAAAAAAAACACTATTTATTGTAGGGACTAAAAGTTGTGTCACTCTTTTATCTTAATATCCATCTGCCCGAACTCAAAAGTGAACTCACCTTCGGCTTGATTTGGGTCTTGAAAGCTGAAATTAACCCCCGATAGCTTTGTTAGAAATGCATTATAGAATATAAACTCACACATATCCTTATTATACTCATCTAATGGGAAAATTGATAGCGTTGTTTGGTAATCCCACATGGCATCGCCCTCTGTTGGTGGTGCAACCACTGGATCAATGTGGTCGCCTCCAACACCCACACTCGATCTTCCATCGTCCGTGTAATTTGCGGTTGTAACTTTAGTCGCAGGTAATACCAGCCCATCAATCATACCAGAATCCCTAGGATCATTGATCAACTCTAACCATTTCCATAACAACCAATAGTTTCTAAATCTATTATCTATAACATACTTGCAGGTTACAGGAGTATATGACTCTCTAACCTGCGAAGTGACCTTCAGGGTCTGCCCCATGGTCGGTAGGTTCTTAGATGGAACCGATACATCTGGTATATTGGCACTATACATTGAAAATTGTAAAGAGTCTCTATTTACCATCTCTTGTTCTATCGTGCTCCAATCGGTTGTGTTGAGCTTTCGAAGCATAGGCGGCATCGTTAACACCATCCTAAACTTATCTAACCGTTGTTTATTTAATATAGACTGTACATTTGTGTCTTCCATTATGATTCTCCTTACGCTATAGTCCAGCCACCCAACACTAGATCACCCATATCTGGATTATTTGGATCAGTCGGCTCAACACCAAATAGCAATGGCATTGGTGCCCTTGGGTCGTTCTGGTACATTTCATCCAACATGTAATATTCGGGAGCCTCAACATACATATTTTGTATCTTTTTAGGCTTTCCTCTCTCATCATATGACTCAATATTGAAATACTCTAAGCATATCTCTATTTCTAATGGCAATAATGCCCAGAATAGTGCATCAACACGGTCATCGTATACATTCCTACCATCTTTTTTCTTCCAAATTCCATTAGGTCTACGAATAAACGTTTCTAATTCCTGAATGAGTCCAATATCATTTACATCAACACAATCTAAGGTGTTTATCCAATATCTCATATTACTAACACCCTTATACTTGGTGCTGGTATTCGAGATAACTCCAAATCTGTCCTTATTACTTCCAACGCTGGAGAAGTTTATGAATTTATTGTATCCAAACGTTGCATACAATGCCTCAATAACCTGTGCACCTGAATTATTTCGTTCGATAGCCATATAAGGTCTTCCCCACTGACATGCCATCTTGTATAATTTCTCCGCAAAGAAGTGTGGGTCGATTAATTTATCATGGAAACATGCCACCTGCCTAATGTTCGTTAAATCGGTCAAATCAAGCACTTGAGCCACTGAAGCAGCCTCACCTACACCTTCACTCACATCGACGCCTATGCTGTATACATGACCGTCTACGGGGCGTTCCCAGATCTGGTAATGCCCATTGTCTAATACTGCGAGCGGGGGCTTACGAATCTTACGCCAGCGATCCAAAATAGATCCAGAAATAGCAGATTCACCAGTTTCAATGAACTGACAGTTATGTGACACTATTCCATCGCTGAAAAATACATGCCCCCCTTCAACCTCTAAAAGATCATAGACATCTTCTTCACGATTAGTTGGAGATAGTTCAGTGACTCGCTCCAACCCATTTTTAGTATCTAGATAATCGCCAACATTTAACTCTGAATATTTTATAATCTTACCGTTAACCTGAAATGGATGGTCATATGAGCATTCCATTTCATGGGTTTCTGTTTTAATATAGTAAATCCACTTAGTTAATTTTTGAATACCCTTGAACTTCTTAAATCCATCTGGGGTTAATACCTCATATTCATCTGTATATTTAACTTCATTCATGTAACTATTTAGTGTAATGATAATAATAATTACGGATTTTCAATACCAATCATCATATCCTTCCCATCCATCAAAGATTATCTTTACATCGCAGTTTAATTCAGCAACTATGCAATTCCTAATCAAGGGATATTTTTGAATAAATTTGAGATTTTTACCATCACTCCATTTTTATTAAGAATATGGTCACTTTTCCTGATTGTTATTTCGGTATCCGAGCCGCAACACCCGAATTCTTGGTCAAATGCCTCTTGCGATCCAAGGGATTCGATCATACTCTGCTTCCACTTCTTTCCTCGTCCCGGAAGCTCATGCCATTCCATCTTTTCATGGTGCCATTCTTTACTGGAACCACGTTCAGCGTCCGAATAGATGTCATAAAACTTATTAGAGGTACCATTTGGAGTGGAAATTAGGAAAATCTTGGTCTGTGAAGATGATGAAATAATAGGAATAACAGAATTCCAGAACTCATCCATGATATGTGGTTGAATAAAGGCACACTCATCAATAATCAAGCATTGTCTTGATAGAATATTATTCACATAATACGTATGACATCCATCAACTTCTAGTAAGTCGTATACATAGTCATCATTTATTAAATATTCCTTTAATATCACAGTAACATTTCCAAATAATATAGTGGAATTGATATTTATATCTTTTGCATATATAACTTCATTAGTCATCGTTACTAATTTATGTTTTGGGGTACATATTAGTAAGTTTCCATTATCGAATGTTAGTTTGATTTTATTTATATTCCTACCAATTAAAATACCCTTAAAGTCACGAAACCCAACCTCTGTTAAAATTTCGTACTTATTATTAGCAAATGTTTTATGTTGTGTTAAATCAGCCATATCTATCCTTTTTTAGGTCGTCCTTTAATCCACCCATTGGGTAAGACATCACCTTTCTGAAATCTTTTAATATCCAATGTATCTCCATCGTGAGCGAAATAACTTCCTTTATTTAAATTTTTATAATTATCTTTCTTCTTAGGACCACTCCCTTTAATCCAACCTATTGGAATGTTATCTGTTTTATTTATTCTTTTAATTTCCGTTGACTTTGGGTTATAAATATACATTAATCCCTTTCCTGATATTCTTTTAGAATCATTGGAATCCTTATGAAATCGTTTTAATGCATCTGATATGTTTGTCTTTGTCTCATTTGATCGTTTCATTCCACGATGTTTATTTGAAGTCTTTCTTATCTTTTCTGGGTTTTTGTTTATTTTATCCATGTTTTTTTTATGCAACTCTGGATTATTCAATATCCAATTAGAACGACCGATACCAATCTTCGTATTTCTTTCACAATTCTGATAAACTCTCTCATTCATCATTTCTCTATATTCATCATTTTCCCATTTTTTCTTAGCGGACTCAGATAACATCTTTAGTCCTTTAGAAGACCATCGACATGACCCATAACCTCCTTCTTTAATATTATAGTTTGTTTCTTCCTCAATGAATTCTAAATTAACGATTTCCCGTTCCTTATCTAATGTAAGTTGATATGTATCAAAATATTCCAATATTTCTTTTTTAAAGTTATCAATTCCATATTTCTCTTGTGCTCGTTTTAATATTAATCCAGATCCCATATATCCATCGTCGAGTTTATCGGTCCTATGTACTCCTATGTATATCTTATTATTTATTATATTTGTTAATTTATATAGATAGTTGTATGTTCTATTAATGCGTGGATCATTTAAATGTTTTTTCATCATAATCTCCTCATAACTACTTAGTTAATATCTAGAAATAATAACCCCTTATTTTAGATAAATCTCCTTTTATCCATCAATTAAGTCTATATTTATAATTTCTCCATCATTTTCCAGAACTTCAGCCAAAACACACATAGGCATGTCCATAACCTCTCCCGTTTCTTTATCCCTTAATGTCACTATGGACTCACCATCAACACAATTAGCAGTTTCCCCACGAGACGAACTACTTGATGTAGAACTAATCGAAATTCTGCTATCATTAGCAAATATCACTTCTGTTTTTGCCCACTGTTTAACACCCGGCTTCAACCAGTTAGGTAGATATTTGTATGCCATTCTAATCCTTCTAAGGATACTAATAGCCGTTGCTTCTTTGTTAGCCACGATAAGAACTGTTTTGTCGTCTTGGAAACATGTCATCCAGAGTGCATAAATAGTCATAAGAGTAGTTTTTCCCGTCTGACGTGACGCCAAACATACAACTCGATTGTGATTTCCCAACGATTTGATGATTCTCTTCTGTGGTCTATATAAAGTGATGGGCCTTTTACCCTCATCCAAAGTCGTAATCCAAAAGTGATTCTCGGCAAAATGTGTGATATTATTCTCACACTTAGTTATCTCCTTCATCATTTCTGGAGTATAATTGAAATTTGCATTTACCGACGGAAGATCTGGATCTCCCATATATATCTCTGGATTAAATTTATTAATTGCTACCATGTGCTTTATATCCTCTTATTATCTTCTTCAACTCATCTTCCCAGTCAGTGATATCTCTATTAGAGAATGCCTCTAATGTGTCTGGATCTAGATCGAGTCCTACCTGATAACCATAATCAGTTACCACGTTTCCGCTTGTATGTGCGGCATTCATCGCCAACGATACGACGGATGTCATTTTTCCAACCAAGCTATGTATTCTGTTGGCGTTATATTCTAATTTTTCATCATCGGGATCAAGTGTTGGTACTAATGCGGCGATCTGATCAGAATATTCATCCGCTTTTATTAATTTATCTCGTGCCTCTTCAATATCTGGTCGTACCGAGTCAATAGCCCATCCATATTGTGCATAATAATCATGATACATTGTGTCGGATATCAACTGAATTATTGTATCTGGGTCTGCTTCCATACCATACTCTGATATTAAGTCTGATGCTGATAGTCGATTGACTAAAAATATTTTAAACTTATCTTCTAGATCATTAGTAGTCAGATATTCAACAGCGTCGTCCTCGTTATCTGTCCAAAAATCCTCATCAGCATCGTCTGCATATTCGGGTGGTACAGGTACCTCGTTCTCTTTCAAAAACTCACCAACATGATACGGAAATGCTTCTGGTAGTTCATAGTCTTCAAGATTACGATCTAATATACGGCGAACCATATTAATATTATCATCAGTATCCCCATATGTACTTAACATATCATCTATGGTTGTATGTATCATACCCATCCCAAACTCTGTTGGGTCTGAACCATTCTCTTCTGCCCGATCATATACCTTTCTAGCCCATTCTATTGGGTTATCTATATTGTGGGCATCGAGCCAATAATTGAACAACTCTAGGAATTTTTCATACAACTCATCATATGCCTGTGCACCAAAGCTACCAAATCGTTTAATTAGATTGACATACATCTTAATACTCATGCTGTGTATATTTTTGACAATCTTTCCAAGCTTATACTCCATCTCATGGAGAAGCTCAATGTTTTCGGCGGGATCGTCACTTATACCTAGATCCTCTAAATCACTTTCCATTATAAGGTACTCAATTAAGGAAAAGCGATTTGACTCTGTTAGTGTGCCCTCCATTTTTGCGAGCTTATCATAATACTCTGGGTCTTCTGTTAAGTGATCCAAGGAGATTTCTTTAGCAATATTGGGGTCTTGTGTGTGTTCTAATTCAAC